TTAAAAAGGGTAAATTCTTGTCCAATTGGTTGATTATTGCTGTTGTAAAATTGTATAAACAAATCTTCAGGTTCTCTTGGGTAACTCGGCGTGTGAAAAACATCCGGGATATCGCCTCCGTTCTGAAGTATGGGTATTTTGGGCAGTATACTCTGATCAAATGTCGAATTAAAATTTGAATCAGTGAATGTAGCAAAAAATGCTTGAGAATTGGTATACGCGGTGTTAGATAAATTATTTTGAAGTATTGTTTTTTGTTGTGCGTTTAGTAATTCGCCATTTATTCCTCCCGCAATATAGGATACTGTTATTGATACCAACTTTGTAAAATCAAATATTTTAGATTTAAGAAATCTACCTTGTGTATTTCCATTCTCATCCAACTCTCCTGTTCCTCCAAAGCGAACATGATATTGTGATGGTAAAGGATATGCGTCTGAAATGAATCCAGTTGTCAATCCCATTGAGCTTGCCTTATAAAATGAGCTTGAGGGGTTATGACCTGGCCACAATGTCCCCGATTTTACAATTTCTACATTATGATGATCATTTTGAGTGTTAGTAAAGGGAACAAATAGGTTACTATTTTCAAGAGAACCGCTTGAAAAATTATCTTTAATAACTTGATTTGATGTTATTGTGCCACATTTTTGATTACAGTTATCTCTCCTCGATGTATAAATATTCCCAACGCCACCTGCATTTTGTCTGTTTTTAGGTTGACGGTTATTACATACAGTAAGGGGATCGTAATTTACCACCCGCTTACAATATCGCTTAATAGCTTCTTCGCCTATAGTATTGGGATTTAATTCGTATCGGCATCGCAATCCCTTGTAACCTTGTCCACACGTTTGTAAACGAGAATTTACACGTCGTCCCAATAATGATAAAATAGGACCTTGTCTTCCAATTCTAGGAGCAGAACCGGCTTGCATTAATCCGGTTTGATTTGTATATCTATTTTTTAAAGCGTTTCTAACTCTTTTCGGTCTTCCACTCATTATATTATATATTAAATAAATAATATAATTTAATGCCCTTTGCAATCGGAAGGCAATGGTGCTAAACATAATTTAATCGTCCCCAATGATGCAACCGAATACTTTACTATTAAAGGCAAATCATTCTCTAAGAACATCTCAATAGAATTGCATAAATTGGTACATTTAATAAAATAGCCAAGATTCTTTAATGAAAACTCTCCTTGAATAACTTTGCTCTCATCTTGACTTTTGATAAACTCGGTTACAGCATCACTTTCAGATCTAGTAATCTCACATGTTGCAAATGGACCGGAACACTTGAATATTAATTCATTGCCAACTGACTTAATTTCTAAACGATCGCTTAAATTAGAAAGATCGCGAATGATTTTCTGAAAATCAGATGCTGGAAGATTGATAATAGATGAAAATTCAACATCAGGTACATCCAACTCTTCTTCTTCCGGTTCAATTAATTTTAATTTTTGATTTTTACATTGTTTAATATCTCCGTTTTCAAATTTTAAACCCAGATGATCTACAATACCCTCGCTATATTCAGACTCGTTGATATATATAGTAAGTGTATCATCATTGTCTATGGTATTTATCAATTTAAATAAATGAAACATGTTCACTCCAATAACGATTTTGGGATATTTACAATAATAATGTTCAAATTTTTCTGCATCCAAGAAAAGATGAGCCAAAATAGTATGCGATTTATCCATATTAACAATGCGAATACCATCAGGTTTAAATGTTATATTAGTTTCTAGTAAAATATCTTTCAATGCAGTCATTAAAGTACGAAAGGGAGCGATCTGCACGGTTTTTATCTCTAATACATTCCCATTATTTTGTGAAAGCGATGCCATAGTATAATATTTTTTCTGATTTAATCTTTAAATACTTATGCGTTCAATAAACGAAAAATAAATAAATTATTATTTTTAATATGAATGTTGCAACCCAAACATATATTACTGACGATAAAGCGGTACAGGTACCCTGTAGACCAATATCAAATAATATTAATTTGATCATAAGTGAAAATGATAATACTCGTGTGACCCAATCAATAAATGTTAATAATCGATATCCTACTACACATAGATCTAATTCTATTTTGAATCAATATCATAAAGAATTTAACGAAAGAGGACATTCTATTTTCAAATGGAGAGATCAAAAAGAACTTCATGAAGACGTTGCCAAGAAAGCTATTAACTCGCTTCAAAATATAGGAGTTTTGGCGCCTTATTGGTTAAATCGAAGAGCTTATTTTAAAAAAGTATAAATATAGTTTCGCAATATATTCTATGTTTGAAAAACTTCGATATTTCTGCTGTAATAAAGCAGAAGTTATAGATTCATCTTTGGGTGTAGAAATTATTGGAGAAGAAGAAGATTTAGATAATACAGAATATAAAATACTTGCATTATTGGGTACGGGAGCAACTTCAAATGTATATAAAATTAAAAATGTAGATACTGATAAACTTTATGCCTGTAAAAAAATACCACTGCAAAAAAAAAGACGCGCCTATCGTGAAATTAAAGTATTGAAAAAATTAAATTCTGATTTATTTCCAAAATTTAGAAAAATGTTTATTCAAGATAATAAAATACATATTTTGGTTGATTATGTTGATGGTGTTGAATTATTTGAAGTTGTACACGCAAGTTTAGAAAACAATAGTATTACAAAATATAGTGCCATTGAATATATACTTTTTATGAGTAAATGTATTAAAACTTTGCATGATTTCGGGTTTGTACATTTAGATATTAAATTGGAAAATTTTATTTTGATTAATAGAAATCCGTTACAATTAAAATTAATTGATTTTGGTACAGCGCATCCTTATAAAGAGAAATTAAGCAAAATAGATGTTACTGTTGGTACAAGAGGATACACTAGTTTAGAGCTTTATAGGGGAAATTATAATAACAAATGCGATGTGTGGTCCTTAGGTGTATGTTTATGGATTCTTCTAACATCTTGCGCGCCTTTTAACCATAAAAATGTTCCTAGACGTTGTCAAGAAGAGGACTTTCCATTTCATGATTTTTATTTTCCTACTACTAGCCATTTATTTCATAAAGATAAGATAGGATGTGAAATATTTAAACTTATTAAAAAAATGTTATCCCCTTTTCCCTCTAACAGATGTACAATAGATTATGTTATTCAAAGCCCGTCACTTAATGTCTGTATAATTTGATAAAATACTTAAAATTTAAGTTATGTATTTTATCAAATGTCTTTAGGAGAAATCAATGAAGAAATATTTTCTATTTTTTCGACATATAAAGGTTTGGATTTAAGATCAAAAATGCTTGAATTTATTCGAAAAGATTTAAGAGATAAAATGGAGTCTTTGTTAGAGAAACAGCGAAGATTGGAAAATTTAGAACTAAATAGCAACGCTTACATTAATGATTTTTTAGTTAACTCGGAAACACATTACATGTATATACCAAATTCTGAAATTTTTATTAGCTATAATGGTGAAGAGTTTAAAATTATAAATGAGAGCGAAATATTACATGAAATTTTATCAGGAATATCACAAGATAAAACATTAGTACCTTGGAAGTATAAAATTAAAAACTTAATAATGAAATCCATCAAAGATAGATCTATATTTGATATAATTCCAGAATCACATACAATCCAATTTGTATTAAATCATATAACTCCGTTGCTACTAGATACTAAGGAAGAAGCTAAATTTTTTTTAGCATTGTTAGGGGATAGTATTCTCAAAAAAAACTTGGATATGATCCATTTGATAGAATTACACACAAAGGAATTTATTACTGCTTTAGAAGAAAATGTTTTTCATCATTTTAAACATACCTATCATATTAATACAACTTTTAAATACAATTGGCACGAACATCCATATGAAAAATGTCGTATTTTACATTTTACAAAATCTACGGATTCCTCTAGCTGTTGGAGGTCTTTTATTAAATATCATATATTGGATATTTTAGCTGTGGCGGTACATTATTCTAATAGATATGGTAGTTCGGAAGAATATATTCTCTCCAAATCCTGTGGGAATCCTAAATTAGAAAGAATACTTTTATTGAAAGACAAAACAAAACTAGGACTGGTTACAGATTTTATTTCAAAAAAAATAATTTTAGTAGACGACAAAACACTTTCTATTGGATGGAATGAAATGTATTATATCTGGAAAATATATTTGTATGAAAATGAATTGCCGAATATTTTATTTAAGAATACTTTGAAGGAATTAATAAATAATCAAATTTCATTTGATGATAATAAGGGATTCCTTGGAATTACGAGCCCTCATTTATTATTTATAACAAATTTGAAAGATTTTTGGTCTAAAAATATTGTATCAACCGCGACCGATGAATTTGAAATAAGTGAACTGTGTGATATATTTAATGCATGGTTGGAGGAAAAACAAGGTGGCGAATCAATTAGTGAGAAAAATATGGAAACATTACTTGATCATTTTTATTCTATAAAAACACCTGATTCGAAGGTCATTCAAAATATTAAATGTTTATTATGGGATAAGCAAACAGAAATGAAAACTATAATAGATGATATCAAATTATCATATAAATTTTATCCGGAAATGTATGAAAAAAGTATTCAATGTGTATATATGGATTATTGTTCTAAAGCAAAATCAAAATTCAACTACAAGACTGTAAGTAAAAAATATTTTGAAAAATACATTAATCAAGTAATACCTGATAAATATATAAAAAAAAAGAGAATCCTAAATGATTATTGGATCAATTAACGTCTGCGACTGCGCGAGCGTTTTCCACCTCTCTTACGTTTCTTGCTTCCCTTACCCTTACGTTTGTAACTAGGTTTTTTAGCGAAACGACCAGTTCCATAAGCGCGGTCTTCCCAACGAATCCCCTTAATAGAATGAACCTTGCGTTTACGAGTACCCCTGGCCTTACGTCGGCTTTTACGAGAACCCTTGCCATCCTTGCGAACAAATCCGAATTTGCCTTTACGGGTAAAGTAACCTTTATTGTGAAGACGTTTAAGCATTTGAGGTCCTTTGGCTGATTTAGCTCTGGAAACAATTTTCTTATGTTTATTGTATTTAAGATCTTTCTTCTTCAAATTACCAGAGGTTTTGTAAGCAGTTCCGTGCATAACTTGGGCACGGGAACCGATCAATATTTCGAAAATGGCACCATTGATATGGTATTTTCCATCACTGTGCTTCATGTGCTTTTTCATTATATATCTTGTTGAGAAAAAAATGTTTAAGACAGGAAATATCCTAAAGTTTATTGTTTTGATATAAAATCTATACGCACGATTTGCCAAAGGTCCAGATCTATGTTTCATCAACGGGCGCCAGGTGCCCGTCATC